CTTGACCCAGCTTTGATCTCTTCATAGTATTTAGACTTTTGCCCGTCTAAGTGGCTTTTAGCACGAGCTACTTGCTCTTTTAGTGCTATCTTTTTTCTTTTAATATCTTTATCCTCATCTATTTCTTCATCGTACGAAAACTCTTCATCTATTAAAAAGTCAACTTCATCTTGATTTAAATGAGACTTTGTATTTTTATAGTACTCTCTTAGTAAAGCTTTGTCCTCGTAACCTGTAAAATCTTGATTAAGTTTTACATAATCCTCTAAAGTACCTCCAGTCTCTTCCATGAAATCTACAACTTTCTGTATGTTGTCTGGTAAAGTTTTTCCAGTTTCTTGAGCTTCTACAATTGCATCTTCAAGATCTACTTGGTTTGGATCAACTGCTTCTTCAGTTACTTCTTCTATTGCTGGAGCTTCTTCTTGTGCTTTAACTTCCGGTTGTACTTCTTCTTGTTTTTCTGTGGGCTCGGCATTATCAAGCTCTGTAACCACTCCCTCGTCGACAGGGTTATCTTCTTTAATTTCATCTTGTTTTGGTTCTATTGGTTTTTTTAAATCTACCGTAGTTGTATCTCCTTCGGGATTAGATTTAATTTTTTTCATTTTTTTCTTTACTTTTAGTTTTTCAACTGTATTATCTACAACTGGTTCTTCATTTTTTTCTTCCATAATATAATATAATAATTAATAATTTTTTACATAGTGCCCGCTAGGTTGAAGTCGCCACCTATACTATCATTACCTGCAGACTCAAAGTTTTTAGGTGATTTACCGTTATTTCTTTGATCTATCATTTCGCTTTGTTGTGTGGCTTGTATTTTTGTTCTTTCATCTTTACGATCTTCTTTCATACCCTCGTTTTCAGCAGCGGCAGAGGTTTCCATTTCTCGCAATTGCATGTTAAAATCAAACTCCATTTGCATAAGCTCTTTTTTAGACTGCATTTCAGCTTGTAATTGTTGTAGTCTCATTTGAGCTCTAGTCTGTTCTAGTTGTATTTCTCCTTGCAGCTTTGCTTGATTAGCCTGCATATCTGCTTGTGATTTTGCTTGAGCAGCCTGCTGGTTTGTTTGTGATTGCTTCTCCATATTCGCTTGTTGCATTTGCTGATCTTTTTCCATCTTCTTTTTTCTACGCAACTTCAACAACTGATTAGCAAGCTTTAAATTTTTTATTTCTCTAATATCAATTGCATCTTCTAACTCTATTATACCTTTTTGCAAAGCCATCTGAATATTATTTTCTAACATTTGTTTTTCTTCCTCGTCAGGTGTTAGTTCTATATGTATACCAAAATCATAAAGATGTAAATCTTTTAACTCTTTCAATGTACCAACGTTGTGAGCACCTATTTGTTGTATAAAAGCATTTGCTGTTGGTGAGTATTCTAATATATCAGAAACTCGTAACACTAAAGCTTTAGCAACTTCTGATGTTAAAAACAAACCTGCTTGTAGTATATGCCTTGTAGCTGTGTTACTATTTGCAGCCGCTATTTTCTGGACACCTACTAAAGCATTTTTATCAGGAGAACTACCATCTCTAGCTTCGTTAAGACCAGTAGCATCTCTAATCATCTGCATATAATAATTGTAAGTCTGAATTAAGCTACCCATTTTTTGACCACCTGATCCTGATGATATTTCTTGTATTGGCATTCTACCTGGGTTACCATCGCCATCAGCTGTCATAGATCTACCTATAATACTACCTGTCTGGAAGAACATGTTTAAAGCTTCTTGTGGGTTATAGTTTGTTCCATTACCTAAATCTATCTCAGCTAAACCATCAGCATCTAAATAAATACCATCTGGCACCATGCGAGATAAAACTTGTTGTAACTTCAAGTGTGTCAACTGTATCATATCAGCAAAACCTGTTATTCTGCTTACAGTGCTTTCTATTTTACCGTTGTATTGCCTTGGTGCTACAATAGAATAGTTCATTGTTACTTTAGTAAAATCACTTTTAGGTCTTAGCATATTTTGTGCTAACTCCCATTTCAATAATTTTTTAGTACCTAACACCATTGCACCGTCGTATAAAACTTCTATCGCTCTAGAAACTCTAGCAAAACTACCGTCCATATTTTCTGGTGGATTAAACGAATCATCTTTTAATATAGCTTTGTCAGCACCAGTAGCTGTTTCTTTTACTTTATAAACTTCATTCATATAAGTTTTGTAGTTAAAAAATAAAACTTGTACTTTGTTATCGTCTATATCCTCCTGGTTAGAGTGCATGCCGTGAGCTTGATTAACTGTTGACTTATTTTTAGCTATGTCTTCAAGCTCTTCTTGACTTAAGTGTGGAAACTGTCTAATCAACTCATTTAATGGTATGTATTTTACTTCTCCAACATAGTATATATCCTCATAGTATGGTGACTTACTGTAAGAGTAAACTAAATTAGCTGGATCAACATAATCTATAGTAGCACCTTCAGAAGTGTTAAAACAAGTTTTTACAGCTCCAATACCTAAAACTGTTAAATCTCTATAAAACCTTTTTCTTATTAATTCGTAATTATTACCTTCAAACAAAACTTTCAAAGCTTGTTCTTCAGCAACCTCAATAGATTGCTTATAACTTAACTGCATGTGTAATGCTAACTCGTCTTCTGTATCTGGTAAAGTTTCTTTAGGATTTTCTCTTGTTTTTACATTAAAGTTTTGCTCAGCATAATCGTTAAACTCTCTAGACCTCATATCTCTTAACATTGACTCCATGTACTTAGTTCTTTTGTCAACACCATTTGAATCTGTAGAAACACATTTAATATCATACATTCTTTCAGCAATACCATTTACCAATATATCTACAAATTTAGGTATAATAGGTACTGGTTTCCAGTCTAAATTAAGATAAGACAAATCACCATTAATAGATAATTCATCTTTATATTTTTGTACAGGTTGTTCTCCTCTAGCGTAAAGTCTTAGTTTGTGAAATTGATTTTTTGTGTTAAGATATTTATTTCCCCTTTTGTTATTGTTAAACCACTCTGACTCAATAGCTTTACCTACTTTTAAGCCATACTCATAGCTTAACTTTTCAGCATCACTAACAGCTTGGCTTGGAAAATTTAAAGTTGTAATCATATTAATTTATATTAATTTAGATGTGTTGCCAGTATTTGAATACTTAGCTATATTTATATTTAGTTTAGGTCTTTCAACCTTTGCATTAGGAGCATATAAATGTCTGTTGTTTGCCATTATAGCTAAACCAGAACTTATCGAAGCATCATGCTTTGTTCTTTTGTTTATATCAAATGAAGCCCAATCGTTTAGTAGCTCGTTAAAATAACAATCACCAAAAGTACCTTCTTGTGACATACCAACGTGATCTTGTATATACATTTCTATTGCTGCAGCGTGAGCTTGTTTTATGTCTTCACTTGAATTAGGTATACCACCAACTTCTTTTTCTGCTACAGATAGTTTGTTCCATACCTTGTCAGGTCTGTTCATGCTAAAACCTCTGTAACCACGTCTTCTGAAATAGTACAATAGACGAGGTTTATTGTTCTCTGCTAATATAGGCATCCCGTAAAAGATACACGCCATTAGAATGTCCTCAAAGAACATCTCTGCGGTTTGTGGTCTTGCTAAGTATTCTAAGAAAAAACTATTAGCTGGAGCACTTTCCATGCTAAACTTAGTTAACCCGTGCAAAGCACCTTTAGAACCTACACCATCTACTGTTCCTGATATGTCATAGCTATCACAACCAAAAGCGCCCATGTGTTCATTACCAGGCCATTTAATACCGTTTTTAATTATAACGTTGTTTTGTAAATGAAGTTCTGGTGTCCAGCTAACTTTAAACCTACCGTTTTTGTTTGGGTAGAATATTACTTGTGTATCTTTTTTACCGTTAACCCACTGAAAACTTCCTTTTGTAATACCTAAAGAACTTTCCATTTCCTCGTTATAATCTATTTGTTCGTATATTTTTACTAAGTTAAATATACTATTTTTTGTTTCATCTCTAAAAGCGTGCTCAGTAGTTCTTGGAAACTGTCTATAAAATTCATTTAAAGCATCTTGATCATTTTTTAAACCATCAGCTTCGTTTTGCCAGTTTTCTATTACACCTACATCTATTAATTCGCCATGTGGGTCGAAGACATCATCACTCGGATTATCGAAGACTGGACTTCCATGTTCATCAATAAATCCTTCGTAGTTCCACTCCATTGGGATAAAAAGAGAATATAAACCAGACGCTGTCTGTCCATTTCTGTTTCTTTTAGTAACATCTGATTGACCATATAGTTTTTTAAAGTTATTACCTCCTTTGTCTAAAGCGTTTGATGTTGATCCCATCATACACTTACCTATAATTCTACTACCTAATCTTAAACATGTTTTTGTAACTCGCCAGTTGTTTAATATATTGTCTGGTCTTTCCCACTTACCACTTTCATCATGTACTAGTAAATTAAGCTTTTCTCCATCATAACTGTTGTCACCTGTATTTTTCCAATCAATAGTAGTATCAAGTCCAGCCAAGTCTTCCTGCTTCTCGTTAGCAACAATTTTTTTACGTGTGAACTTACTTGCAGGAACCCTATAAGCAAGTTCAGACTTAGGTCTGTCCATACCATCTTGAATCGGTTTAAAAAAGAACGGGTAGTTAACCGATATTGGAACAACTTTGTCTGTAAACATTTTTTTAGCATCAGCTCCTGTTTTAGATAATATACCAAACCTTGCATCTGACGAAATCGTAGCTTGATTGACAGTCTCAGCAGAGGACATAAAAGAAAACCCAGATCTTCTGTTTTTAAGATAACACATACCGTAGCATCTCTTATCTGCTTTGCACGCTTCCCAAAATATATAGAACAATCTATTTGCTTCTCTAAAATCTGGAGCACCAACATCAATCTTGCTCCACTGTAGGTACATGTAATGAGTACCCGTGATGTATGTGTTCTTTCCATTGTTGTTAAACCAAAAACCATTGTCTCTCCTGTTAAACTCTTCATCTATATAATCAAACCAATCAGCTTTCTTTTCTTCAGGGTACGCTCTCCAGTCAAATATACTTTTAATTCTACTTAATTCTTTTGGATATTCAAACTGTTTCCACTTTTTTTCTTTGTTGCTATACACGTTGCGTTCTTTCGGTAATGCTATTTGAAAGTTTTGTATCTCATATATATCACCTATCTCTCCAGTCTTAGATATAACAACAAGATCGTGTTCTTTATTGTAACCGTACTTCCACTTCTTGCCTTTGTTAAGTCTGCTTACAGTAGTTTTCTTTATAGGTTCTACTATTTTAAGTAAATTTTGTTCGTACATTATTTCGATCTACCTTCTGCAAAGCCTTTAAACACTTTAACTTCAGTGATTGTTTCTTTACCTTCTAATATGTTTTCTTCTTCTTGTATTCTATTAAGTATTTCAAAAGCATCAAATATAGCTAGCTTTTTTGTTGCTGCAGCATTTTTTAATCTATCAGCTGATATATCATCGTCAGAATCTACAATAGCTTCTTTGGCAACTTTAATCAGTTCTTCAACCGCTTTGTGCCCAGCTTGGATTATATTCTTCTTCGTTTCCTTGATATTCATATTTGATTGTAATAAAATTTGATAATACTCTATATAGTTTTTGACCATCAATAATAAACTCATACTCTGAGTTTGGCCTAAAACCTATTAAATCGCCTTTGTTAACTGTACCATCGGTATGTTTTACAATACCAATTAAAGGCTTTTCTTTATCTACACTTGTTTTATCTGTAGATTTTACTGGTGCTACAAAACAATATCCTTTTTGCGCTTGCCACTCAGTATCTTTGTATAAGAATATTTGATCTGGTTGTACTAAGTATGTTTCTTCATCAATATAACCTCTACTATTCTTTTCTACGCCGTGCTGATTGTGCCACCTTCTAAATACGTTGTGGTGCACTATAACTTTGTCACCAACTTTTATATCTGTATCACCAATTGTAGGTATTGCTTTTACTATAGCTTCTCTACTAATATACTGGTGGTTAAATATCTCCGTATTAACTATAAGTTCTTTACCGTCTATATCTTTTGTGTTGTTGTATCTATCTTTTAAAGGAGTTACAACAAAGTTGTAAACCGACTTCATTAATACTGTAAGTTATATTCTACAGATACAGCCATGTTTTTATTAAAGTCTTTCCAAGGTAAAACATCTTTACCTTTTCTAATATAAACACTAAACTTATTTTCTTCCTCTAGTATGTCACATATAGTATGACCACCATACACTTCTTGCCCTACGGCATAGTGCATGGCGTCATTCTTATAGTCTTTACCTATACTAATCTTTCTTATCAGCTTGCTCATCATCTGTGTACGATATAGTACCATCGTTAATGTTAATATTTGCTTTACCGTAAGTAGCTTCAAAGCTTTTTTGAAGTTGACCTAATTGTTCTTGTACTGACACAACTTGGTGTAGTAGGTTGTGTTTTTTAACTTCAAGACTACCAATTTGCATTTCGCCTCTGTTGACTAAGTTAATCAACTCTTGTACGTTTTTTAGCTCTTCTTCTGTAATACTTGTAGGTTTAAGGTCTATTATTTTTTCTGTTTTTCTTTTTGCCATTTTATTTAATTTAATTTAATTTATTTATTTATTTACATTTTGCCAGAACTAAACGCTAGCGTTATAGTTAAGGGCTTGTCGTTTACAAACTCGTCATTGGTAGCTATATCTGTACCTCCTGCAATAGCTGCATCTAAAGTTATGTTTGTGTCTGTCATTGAAGCTATAGTTCCTAAAGCAGTGTCAACATTGTGTTTATGTACTATATCCCCAACTCTAAAGTGTCTTCTTGGATCAATTGTTTTAACTGTTATTGATTTTTCAGTGTTACTAGTTATATTACCAGCAGATAAAACACCAGTTGAAAAGTCCATACCAACACCAGCAATACCAGCAACATATATTTTTGTTGTTCCATCTAAATTGTTAGCTTCTGGATCTATTACTATAGGTAAATTTTGACCACTAGCGTTGTTAGTTCCAGATCCTCCCATCATATAGTAGTAAGTGCTTCCTAAGTTAGGCATGTTTAATTTACCAGCAGTATTAGTAGTACCTTCAAACTTTGCTACATTCATTAAAACATCTGGTAAGTCAAATGCAGCTGCAGGTTTATCATTTACAGTACCTAAACTTGTAGGCGCTACACCATTGTTTGACTTTGCAAATATTAAAAAGAAGTCAGCTGCTGGCGCCGCAGCTCCATCTTCACCGTAAGAGTGAACAACACCATTTACTATAGCATTACTTCTGTTTGGTATTGTTAGCTCGTGCCAATCAAATAACAAGTCACCAGCTGCAAACGGTTTATCACTAGCGTTTGATTGTATAACTCCTGAAACATCACCATTAACTACGCTTGGTCTAAATGTTTTTGTTGTATATCCCATAATTTTATTTTTTTACTTTTTCTAGTGAACGTCCGCCAAAATAGGCACCAATCACTGTTATTAATACTAATTGCAAAAGATCTACGTAAGAGTCTTTTACATTGAATTTTATAAAACCAGCATCTATAAATATAATTAACATTGTACATACTACTAAAAATATTAATACTAGTGGTCTTATGTTTTTACTTAGCCATGAGTCTGAGTTCATATCCATTCTCCATCTTTCTGTTACTTGTTTTTGCATCTCAGCCTCGTAACCCATTACCATATCTTTTATCTTAGCTTTTGCAGCTAGTTTTTCTTCTTTAGTTGTAGTTAGATTATCTAATATTCCACCTACGTTTTCTACTAGTTTACCAGCGCCTGCTGAAAATACTTTACTTAATATACTCATAATTAATAATTTGAACTTGAAGGTCTAGAACTTCTTCTAGTAGTTGTCCTAGGTGTTCTATCAGCAGTTCTAGCGCTACTGTGATTTGAACCACCCATAAAACCATTTACACCTTCGTAGTTATGATTATGGTAACCAGTTAACCCATTATTAGAAGCCCATTGCAAAGCTTCTTCTAAAGTAGAGTATAAAGGTATACCGTCAATTGTTGTTAATGTCATATGTTAGCTGTTTTTTCCCAAGGAAAGTCATCACCTGCTTCTTTCCACTTACCATCTACTTTAATCATATCTCTACCATTTATTGTTTGTCTTGGGTATGTTATACCATCATAATAAACAGCATCATCACTATAAGCTAGTTTACCTAACTTCATATCTGTAGCATGTCTCATTTCGTGTATTAAGACTTGTGACTCTTCTTTGCTACCAGGTTGTACTGTATCGCTAATAAATATACTACCGTCCATATTAGCTTCGCCTAGTATACCTTCTGCTAGTGGTTTTCTAATAATAGAGTTACCAGGTATTGAAGCATCATTAGGTTTAAAGCTTAGCTTTTTATCTACAATACCACCATTAGCTATTGGCTGTCTAGTTTTACCTAACTTAAAAGCCATTATTTTTCACCGCATTTTTTACTTGGATTACCAACCTGTCTCCAGTCTTGTTTTACCCAAGTTTTTAAACTACCACCACTACTAGTACCAGTTACATTGCTTTTACTTGATCTTCTATATTTACCAGCTTTACCAGCTGCTCTTTTAGCTCTAGTTACTTTAGATCTTTCAGAAGAACTCATGCTAGCTATTTTTGCTTTAGGTAAGCATACCTTTTTAGTACCACCACCTTTTTGTTTTACCTTAGTAGGTGAAGACTTACGACAACTGCCTTTAGCATTTTTGGCAGTTCCAGGCACACGCTCATATCCTGACCAGCAAGGCAAAGGACTATTTTTAGCAAATTTAGCGGTTATGTCGTACATTTAGTTTTCTTTAGTAATTATATAGTTACACCTACTTAGTATAATTTAGCACTTACCAGCCTTTTGTGTTCTAGAAGCCCACATATTAGCATAAGCTGATGGATATACTTTAAACTTTCTTTTTGCAGCTGATTTACAACTAGCGCTAAGCTTAGCTAAAGCGGGAGATTTTTTTAATTTTAATGCTGATGCTTTGTTTTTCATATTTTTTATTTTAACATTTCCAACGTCTACGTGCGGCTTTACCTCTTTCACCTGTCCAACTTTTGGACCTTGCACAAAATGATTTTCTTCTACCTGCTGCTTTACTGCCAGGTTTAACGTCACCAGTTACTGCAGTTTTTAATTTACTACCTGGATTTTTAGCTTTATATGACGCCACACCTTTTGCAGTCATACCCGCACCTTCTTCTACTGTTCTGAAATTACGACCTTTACCTTTAGTTGTTTTTCTAGGTTCATTACTTTTTTGTAATGGACTTCTTCTTCTACCACAACTAGTAACAGGGTTAGGATTATTCTTTTGAATATATCCTGTAGATTTTCCAAACATATTGTTTTGAATTGGTGATCCTGGCATTTTATCTATTTTTATCCTTTATCATATCATCTATAGCTTTATTATAAACTTTATCTGTATATGATTTGTTATTATAGAATACACTACGTTCAGATGTAGGCATGTCTTCTTCACCTAATAATATTCGGTATATTCTATTTATTAATTGTTTACATCTATATGATGTTTGATACACACTATATTTAATAGTGGTTCGATTTCTATGTCTCCATAC